GATGTGGAGCTGGTCCTAGCAGCAACCCACGCCGCATATAGCAATCAGTGCATGCCCATCCACTTCATGGCTTCCATCTGCGAAAATCGCTTGACCATTGGTTGAACCCTGCTATAATAGGCGGAGAAACGAGGAGTGAACACCATGGCCGAGACCGATACCACCGAGGACTTTGACCCATCCACTCTGGACCTTCGCACCGCGGCCGACGTGGTGTCGGCGCTCGAATCCCGCTCGGGCAGATTGGACAAGGAACGCATCGTCCAGGCGGCGTGGGACGCCGGCATCACGGTGTTCTTTGAGGGCGCGGTCATGGCATACGATGCCCTGCGCACCTACGGCGTCAAGAAGGTGCCGCTGATCGAGGACGGCGATGATGATCCGATGCTGGCCAGCACCTTTACCTGGGAGCGATTCAAGGAAATCGCGTCCAAGCTGGAGACCAGGGAGCTGAGCGGCAACACCGCCCGCGACGTCCTTCGTGCCGCGGCGGATTCCGCCAGCGTGCGGGACTGGAACGGCTTCTATCGCCGCGTGCTCCTCAAGGACTTCAAGTGCGGTTGCACCGACAGCACCATCAACAAGGTGCTGAAGAAAAATGGCAAGGATGCCGAGCGCTACATCATCCCGGAGTTCAGCTGCCAGCTGGCCAAGCCCGGCGAGGACCATCCCAAGAAGATGACCGGACCCAAGTTGCTGGACATCAAGCTGGATGGCGTGCGCATCCTCAGCTTCCTCGACAAGGATCGCAACGAGGTCACCCACTACACGCGGGAAGGGCGCATCAACACCAACTTCCCCCACATCGCGGCCATGCAGGCCAAGCTGTTGCCCAGCCTCAAGTGCAGCATGGTGCTGGATGGCGAGATGGTGAGCCGCAGCTTCCAGGCACTGATGCAGCAGCTCAACCGCAGCGAGGCCGATACCAAGGATGCCAAGCTGGCGCTGTTCGACTGCTTGCCGATGGAGGATTTCCTCGCCGGCGAGTGCAAGCTCACGCAGACGCAACGGCACGAGGCCTTGGTGCAGTTCCAACCCCTGCTCGACCAGCACAGCGGCGGCACGATATACGTGGTCCCCAAGCTGGCGGTGGATCTAAGCACCGAGGCAGGGCAAAAGACCTTCAAGGAGTTCAATCGGGACGCGATCGACGCTGGCTACGAGGGTGTGATGATCAAGGACCCCTCCGCCACATACCAGACCAAGCGGACCTTTGCTTGGCTGAAGATCAAGCCAAAGATCACCGTGGACCTCACCGTGGTCGGGTTCGAGCCCGGCAAGGCCGAGGGCAAGTTCAGCGAAACCCTGGGCGGCATGATCTGCGAGGGCGAGGACCAGGGGCGCAAGATCCTGGTTACCGTGGGCGGTGGCTACAGCGAGGCATTGCGCGACGAGATCTGGGCCAACCAGGACAAGGTGCTCGGCCGCATTGCCGAGATCGAGGCCGACGCCATCACCAAGCCCAAGACGGGCGAGACCTACGGGCTGCGATTCCCGCAGTTCGCCCGTTTCCGCGGTTGGGCCCCGGGAGAGAAGCTCTGATGGATCCATGGTTGCTGGCATCGCCCGAGGATGGCATATCCGCAGCGATCGATTCGGTCCATGACCGATGAGCGGCCTGCTCTTCATCGCGATCGCGGTCATCGGACCAATGGTCATCGGCACCTGCATCGGGATCATGTGGATTGGAACCAGGATGATCCGTTCGATGGCATCCAGATTACGCGAGTGGTTGCGGAGGCGCATGAAAAAGCCTCCGGTGGCCAGGAGGATCGAACCGAGGCCATGATCTCCTACGGAGAGGTCATCGACCATCGTCGATGCACCATATTGCTGCCCGATGACAGGAAGGAGCTTGCCAGTGCGACGGCATGGCTGCGGAAGAACATCGGTAAGAGCCACGGCCCGTGGCAGGGCGCATGGTGGGTAAGACCTCGCACTCCGGCCAATCCACGGGAGGTGATGAGGAGAGAGATCGTCATCATACCCGGACCACACATGGTCCTGGTCAACCTAACCTGGATGTAAACCGATCGAGCAACAAGGAGAGGACCAATGCTCAGCACGCTACCGAATTTCTTCATGTATTTCTCGTCCAGCGTGGCCATGCTGGCCGTGGCGCTGACGATCTACAAGATCATCACCCCGTACGACGAGATCAAGCTGATCCGCGATGGCAACGTCGCGGCAGCCATCAGCTATCTTGGCACGGCATTTGGCATGGTCGCCGCCATGTCCAGCGTGATCATACACAGCGCCGGATGGTTGGACATGATCGTCTGGTGTGGCATCGGGCTAACCGTCCAGCTTGTCTTCTGGAAGGCGATCAACTGGCTGATGGGCGACCTGCAGAAAAGCATCGCCACCGATGGATGTGTTGCCCATGCCACGGTGTTGGGCGGTGGCAGCGCGGTCATCGGCATCCTGCAAGCGGCCTGCTTGGTCTACTAATCCGATTGACCGACCACGCAAAGATGCTATAATTTCCCTGAGAAAGCCAATGAAACACAGCAAGCAAATCAAGCTGGTCCTCCTGGGTGCCGTCGCCGCGATCAGCCTAACGGCATGCGACGATGACGACACGCCCAAGGAAGGCCAACCGATCTACGAGACCGTCGAGCAGTGCATGGCCGCCGGTGGTGTGGACTGTGACGCCAAATATTCCAGGGCGTTCGGTAATCACATAGCTAATGGTCCTAGGTACCAAAACCAGGACCAGTGCTTGTCCAACGGGCACGAGCGATGCACCAACGTGAGCACCGGAGTGGCAGAGATCTGGTTACCGGCGATGGTCGGGTTCATGGTCGCACGGAGCTTGGAAAACAGCAGGCCCGTGTATCTCCAGGGGTACCCAAGCCCGGAGACCGACAGGGAACGCGAGGACCGACGGGTGGTCGCGGGGAGCGGTAACCGTGGAGGAGGGGCCGTTTTCATCGGCAGCTATAACGGTGGTGGCGGTTCTTACGTTCCGGGGACCCTAAGCACCTCGATGAGCAGGGGTGCGGCCAGGGCCGGGGTCGCCGTTGCTCCCCCGGCATCGGTACCGGGACGAGCGGCGGTGGCCGCACCGAGCGCGGCCGCCCGGGGTGGATTTGGTGCCAGTGGGCATGGTATGTCAGCAGGAGGTTAACATGAAGCGCCACGTGATCAAGCCTCGCGAGGATTGGATGGAACGCGCCGAGGAGGTGGGTTTTACCTACCACACGGCCGGGGTCCAAGGCCCCCGAGGAGAGGGCACATACTGGGACGAAAGCATCGCCTACGAGTTCACCTCCGCCGAGGTAGACGAGATCGAGGCCGCCACCGAGGAGCTGCATGCCCGCTGCCTCGATGCCGTGGATCGCGTGTTCAAGGATCGGGACCTCATGCTACGCATGGGCATCCCGACCGACTACCACGATTACATCCAGTGGAGCTGGGCACGGCAGGATCCCAGCCTCTATGGTCGATTTGACCTGGCCTACGATGGCAAGGGCCCGCCCAAGATGCTGGAATACAATGCCGACACGCCCACCATGGTGATCGAGACCGGTCTCATGCAGTGGTTCTGGCTCCAGGACGTTCGGCGGGGTGCTGACCAGTTCAACAGCCTGCACGAGAAGTTCATCGAGCGATTCGCCGAGGTCCGCGTGCAGATTCCCCCCGGCGAGCGCCTCTACTTCGCCGGATACCGGGAGAATGCCGAGGAAAGCCAGACCTGCAAGTACCTGCAGGACCTAGCCCAGCAGGCCGGGATCGACACCGAGTTCATCGACCTCGAAGAGATCGGATGGCTCGGCGAGCAGTTCGTGGACATGCAGGATCGTCCTATCAAGTACTGGTTCAAGCTCTATCCATGGGAATGGATGTTCACCGACGAGTTCGGCAAGAACACCAGGACCGATTGCTCGGGCATACTCGAACCCGTGTGGAAGTGCATCCTCAGCAACAAGGGCATCCTGCCCGTGCTGTGGGAGATGTTCCCGGATCATCCAAACCTCCTGCCCAGCACATGGACGGCCGAGGCCCAGCCGACCGGTAGCTACGTGAGCAAGCCCATGCTGAGCCGCGAGGGCTCGAACATCGAGCTGTACCAAGATGGGCGATCGGTGGAGACCACCGATGGTCCGTACCATGGACACAAGATCTTCCAGCAGAAGGCCAACCTGTTCGAGCAGGACGGCAACCATGCGGTGATCGGTAGCTGGATCGTTGGTAATCGGGCGGCCGGCATGATCATCCGCGATACCCCGCACATGATCGTCCAGGATCGTTCCCGCGTCGTTCCGCACTGGTTCCTGTGATGCACGATGACGATCGGCTGGCGGGATATTCCCGTCCTGACCTGATCAGGTACGTGCTGCGGACCTGCGTGGGCATTCCGGATGAAAAGATGCACATGCTTGACGAGATGAAGGCATGGTGCAACGCCAACGTGGGAGAAGAGCGTCCAGGTTCCATCCTGTTCGAGGCCATGGAAGGATGGCTTGATTACTTCGACGGCGAATGGAGCCATTTTCCAAACGAGATCGAACAAGGAGCATATCTCTTTTGGTTTGATCGCAAGCAGGATCGCGTGCTTTTTACGTTGACATGGCTATGAACCCGTGCTAGGATAGAACATCATGGGCCGATTTATCTTCCTGGACAAGACCGAACTGAATCTGGAGGACTGGATCATACCCAGGCATTACCTGTGGTATGATCAGCGGGAAAAACCATGGCCAAACGAACTGTTTCCGTTTGGATTGGAGATCAAAGCCTTTGATGTCCAGCATGACCATCGACAGGTGATGATACGGCGATGGATAGACCAAGGCTGTCGCGGAGACGTGGCCCTGGAAAAATGCTACTCCGAGACCAGCCTGGTATGGAATCTGTGGTTCCAGTACCAAGACGACATGGACTCCACCAATCTGTTCCTTTCCAATCTCCTCTCTGAGGCGCCAAAATGACCCAACGAATTGGTTTCTGTTGCAAGTGGCTCAACGACCGAGCGGAGAGCAAGGACAAGGCCGTGCGTGCCGCGCTTCGTGAGCTCAACACCTCCAGCACGACGGTGGCATGGCTGAAACGGCAGACGAGGAGTGCTGCCGAGGACAGGCTGTGGGAGGTGGCGAAGCATAACCTTCTCAGCGTTCGCAACGTTTTGTCCAGGGTAACCACCCTTGATCGCCGGCTGCACATGATGCGCATCTCCAGCGATCTCCTTCCCATGTACACCGAGCCAACATGGCGCTATTTCTGGCAGCAGCCCGACGTGAAGGCATACTGCGAGCGCGAATTTGCCATCATCGGTGAGTTCGCCCGCAAGCACGACATCAGGTTGAGCTTCCATCCCGGCCAGTTCTGCGTGCTGGCATCCAGCGATCCCGGCATCGTCGAGCGCAGCATCGAGGAATTCGAGTATCACGTGGACATGGCACGCATGATGGGCTACGGTTCGACCTGGCATGACCACGGGTTCAAGATCAACGTGCATATCTCTGGCCGCGAGGGCCCGTTTGGCATCCGAGGCGCTCTGCATGTCATGTCGCCGGAGGCGCGCAATCTCATCACCATCGAGAACGATGAGAACAGTTGGGGGATCGATGCTAGCCTCGAGCTGGCCGATGACGTGGCCCTGGTCCTCGACATCCATCACCACCTGCTGCACAGCGGCGGGGAATACATCCAGCCCAGCGACGATCGCTGGCGGCGCGTGATCGACAGCTGGCGCGGTGTTCGACCTGTCATCCACTACAGCCTCAGCAGGGAGGACGTCCTGGTTGGACACGACCCCAACGTGCTACCCAACTGGAACCACGTGATGGCCGCATACAAGAAGAACAAGCTGCGTGCCCACAGCGACGATTGCTGGAACAGCAAGCTGAACGAGTGGGCGCTGGGTTTCTGGCCGGATGCTGACATCCAGGTTGAGGCCAAGCTGAAGAACATCGCATCGGCCACCCTTCTCGCCCAGGCATGATACCCTGGACCACGAACATAACCAAGGAAGAGCTCAACCGATCCTGGCATCCCGTGTGGGTGGCTGATCACATGGACGACACGAGGGCGCTTGGTCCAACGTTCGACATGATGATCAAATGGTGTGAAAACAACTGCACCGATCAGTGGACGATGGCGTGGTACCAGGATTATCTGGCTTACTGGTTCAAGATCAACGATGATGCCGTGATGTTCCGGATGGTGTGGCGATAAATATCGCAAACACACCATTTGGAGCCACGCATGAAGCTCAAGACCATATTGGATCAGATGAACCTACGGCAGGAGCCATCGTCGATGGACCTGGACGTTTCAACCAGGCTTGGTCCAACCATATCGCAGCATCTAACGGCACTCGAAGCACTGTGCAAGCTGTTGCCAAACTGCATCGAATTGCAGGAAAAACTTAATGAGATCAAGGGCCTTTTTGCCGCATCGGTACCGTTGCAGAGCAACGTGCTAGAAGCATCCTCGAGGCGCGAGGACTATCCGGTGGTGTATGAATATGATCCAAGCAAGCCGATCGAGCAGCAGAGGCTCGCGGTGATAGGCGGCGCCGGATCATATACCATGGAAAGCCTTGATACCAAGGTCAGGAGAGAGTTTGATGAGCTCTCCCATCGCATCGATGAGATCCAGACGATCAAGAATTACGCGGATCGAGGTCCATCCTATCGAAAGGCCCAGCACATTGCCGGTATCCTAGAAAATCATCTCCTGACCATGGTAGTTGGCATCAACCAGATCGAGGAAAAGTCAACGGCCGACGAGATGGAGGAAAGTTCCGAAACAATGGTGGATGAGGGCCTGCGGGATCTAGCCGCAAGCTGGTGGAACAAGGGCAAGACCTACATATTCGACCGCTTGCCAAGCAACATCAGCATTGGACAGGCAAAGGCCGCTTACATCGACCTCGCCACACAGATATCCCTCGCGATAGATGAATATCCGGATCAGGAAAGCCTCAAGGAACCACACGCGATCACCAAGATCGTGGATCGCGTCATGAAGAAGATACTGCCCAATCTTGATCCAAAGATGGCCGACAAGGCCAGGCATGCGATCGACACCACCGTGAAGACCGCGATCAACGGGATAACACAGACCGGACGGTTGGAGATCATCATACCGGTGGTGGCTATAATCGCATACACCATGCTAAAGCATCGCACCAATGAAACCGATGACGACATGGATGATCAGATCAGGTCGGCGCATGTCATGGAGATGTACGAGACCATGAGCCCGGGCATGGGGGACAAGGCGTGGGTGGCCATAACCAAGAGGCTCAAGGCCGAGGGCTATGATGCTGATTTAGTTGAGCGCATGATCAATCGGGCCATCATTCTCAAGGGGTCTTGACCGGTAACGGTGACCCAACCATAAATAATCGATGATGTCCAGGGTCATTCCATGAAGATACGGGAGTTGTTAGAGTCTTCCAACAAGGCCGAGATAGCCAGCGGCGTGCAGGAGACCATGCCACCGTCCCTGTCAGTGGAGGACATGGATCAATATTACGAGTATTATCGGTTCGCCGTGGCCATCGCCGGGATGCCGGAAAACGAGGGCATACCCATAAATGGCCCCATCAATGACAATCCGTGGATCGCCCCTTATAGTGCTGCTGAGCATGATCATGTGATGGCGGTACTTAGGAAGATGGGAAAGAATCCCAAGCATCTCACCAGGAAACCAAGCTGCGAACCAGATTGGGTGAACAAATCCAGCCCGGTGAGGCCTTTCAAGGACCTAAACCCATGAAGATAGCAGAACTATTGGAAAATTTCCGGGCAGCACCTCTGCGAAAGGATCTGGTATCGACGATGCCGCCTACCGTGGTGATACCAGAGCTACAGAACAATGATTCCTACACGCAATATCGATACTTGATGGCATTGGCATCAGCCGAGGCCATCAGGCGCGGAGAGGTTGCCATGGACCAGGAAAGCGCATGGAACGAAAACACCGCCGTTGTGTGCTATGCTCCGGAAGAGCTCGAGATAGTTGATATGGCAAACAAGATGATGGGCGTGACCGGTAGGAAGATATCGTCAACACCTAGCCAGGAACCAAAGCACATAAATTCCGCCAGCCCGGTCAGGAAGTTCGTGGATTTTGGTAAGGATTGATCTAAGATGAGACTGTTGGAACTGTTTGATCCAAAGCAAATCAGCGTTGGCCCGGAAAACATCGATGATGCCGGCAGCGTCGCGGATCGACCAAGGCATGAGCACGGCACCATAGTCCTGCTCGAGCTCACCGAGGACAGCGCGGCATCGATAGGCGAATGGTGCAGAGATCATGGTATCCCATGCATCGACGGCAAATCACTGCACTGCACGGTCCTGTTCAGCCGCAAGCCGGTAGAACATCTCTGTGAGCTGGATGGCAAACCGGTTAGGATACTTGGACGGATCAAGTCATGGAAGAAGCTCGGGGAGGCCTTGACCCTTGAGCTAGAAGCTCCCATGGCATGCAAGCTGCATGAATGGATGATCTCCCAAGGAGGTACCCATGACTATCCGGAATACATCGCCCATACCACGGTATCATATGAATGGCCAACGGACGAGCTTCCGGTTGACAGTCCTCGGATGGTGATGGAATTTGATAGATTGGTTGTAAAGCCGATCGATCCGAAGTATGATAACAAATCAAAATCCGATTGAAAGGACATGAAATAATGGCTATAACATATGATTGGAGCTTTTCACAGTTCGATACCGCTCCTAGCAAGGACGGGCTAACGGACGTCGTCGTTGTCGTCCACTGGCGGCTGACGGCTATCGATGGCGAATACGTCGATTCATCATACGGAACGGTGACCATGCCGGATCCAAATCCGGCTGATTACGTTCCGTATGATCAGATCACCAAGGATCTAACGATCGAATGGGTATCCGGGATTCTGGATGTTCCGGCGATAGAAGCAAATCTAGCCCTGAGGATCGAGCAGCAGAAATCCCCACCGGTCGTACCGATGGTTCCGCCGTTCGACAATTCCGCCACCAGCGAGTGAGATGAGACCGCTTTGATCCAATGCAGGAATCCGTGGACGTCAATCCGTCCACGGATTGGTCAAGCCTGTCTCGTGAGATAAGTGACCCTGAGGGTCTTTGCTCCGAAGAATTCCTTGACCGTGTCAATGACGGTCTGATTTTCGTAAGGCTTGCAGCTGAACACATCGATGTAGCATGTGTTGTCGCGATCAACGAAGTGGGCCGCGATGTTGGAGGTTTCAATGAGCTGCATCATCGAAAATCCAGCTTTCTGTGGATCGTGGGCAGCAAAATGCTCAACGATCGGATCGCCGTATGCGACCATGTCGATCCTTTTCACCAGCTCCTTGGTAAACTCCTTGATGTTGTTCCCATCGGTGATCTTATCGTGATCACATCCACCGCAATCCAGGACCAAGTGATAACCCCAATAGTCGCTCATATTCATCCTCCTCGTAAAGAACGTGGACTTATTTATGGGCATGGTTACCACATGCCACGAAAGTCATAAATATCCACATGAAGATTTGTGACCAAGTCTACGGATCCAAACCCGCTTGAGAGGCCGAAAAATGAAATTGCTTGATTTCCTAGATCAAGGACCACTTGACCAACCAACGCCAACGCCGCAAGCTTTAGCATACAGGTACGGAGTCATGATCGATGACGTGTTTGACCAGCTGGCATATGGTACCATGATAGAGATGGAACATACCACCAGCGTACAGGCGGCAATGGAGATCGCGCTTGATCATCTGAACGAGCGATTTGATTACTATGAGCGCTTGGTAAGCGTCGAGCAGCCAGAGGGAGAGATCGATCCGTGCCAGTCCGACGGTCCGGATGGAGAAATTGACGAGAAGTTCAGGCTCGGCCAGCCAGGAAAGAAACGGAAGAAGATATATCCGGGTCAAAGCTCAGCAACCCTGGCAAACTACGTTGCCCGCAAGTGGGGCGGAGAGGTTGGTTGTGGTCGCGCTAGCCAGATCGTCAATGATCCGGACGTTAACAATAATATCAAGAAGAGGGCCGTATGGTACCGAAGCCTACATTGCAAGGGTCGAAAGCAAGTGAGGGAAATGGATCCCTTGATCACTACGGACCAGGAGCAGCGTTAACGATCTGGGACATCGACGATACCCTGTTCCATACCGCCGCCAAGGTCATGGTGCGAACACCTCACGGTCCGCCACGGGAACTTAGCCCAGCGGAGTTCAACGGTTACGAGCTTGGTCCAAACGAGGAGTTTGATTTCAGCCCGTTTGACGATGCCAGGTTGTTTTACACGACCAGCAAGCCAATAGAAAACATCTGGAAGAGCGCCCAGGAAACCCTCGAGCACATCGGCAAGAGGCCAGGTTCCAGGATGGTGGTGATCACTGCCAGGAGGGATCTGGATGACAAGGATCTTTTCCTTGACACGTTTCGAAAGCACGGAATGGACATGAGCAAGGTCCATGTTTATCGATCAGGCAATCTGCGGCATGGAAGCTCGGCCGCTAACAAAAAGGTGGTCATACGCGGATTGTTGCATTCCGGTGATTATACCGAGACCAGGATGTTTGACGATCATTTCCAAAATCTTGAGGCCTTCCTGTCGCTGAAGGAGGAATTTCCGGACGTGACCTTCAAGGCCTTCCCGGTTGGACACAACGGCTTGGTTGGCCATCCGATTATTGTGTGAAACGGGCATCTGTGGTATCCTTGCTGAAAACAAGGAGATCCATGATGACTTTGTTGATAGCACACCGAGGCTTGCTCGATGGTCCAGATACCGAAACGGAAAACACTCCCGGCGCCGTGGAGCTAGCAAGGAGGCTTGGTTACGACGTTGAGATCGATCTATGGAAGATCGATGGTGATTGGTACCTCGGTCACGATGGACCACAGTATCCCATCGATCTCGATTGGCTAAGGTCGATTGATCGCCGAAGCTACCTCGACACGCATCACGCTTGGATACATGCCAAGAACATCGACGCCCTGTATGGTCTCCGTAGGATCCACTGGGAAGGACACCTGTTCTACCATCAAAACGACGACGTGGTCATCACCAACACCGGATATCTATGGACGTATCCGGGCAAGCAGCTAACCCCCTTGTCGATATGCGTCATGCCGGAATGGACCGATGCCATGGATCGGATAGCTGATCTCAGAGTTGTTGTTGCCGGATTCTGCACCGATCACGTGCGCCGCATCGAGTCCATCCTTCGGTAAATATCACCGTATATCTGAGGATGTGAGATGAAGAAGATCCTGATCGCGGGGGTGTTGTATCAACCGTTTGCAAGCTTTCCTGTGATGAGACAAAGCGACGATGGCAAGAACTGGGATGATGCGGTCCGGCCATTCGACGTTGGGGATTCTCCGACCGCCATGGCGACCGATGGCATCAATGTTGCCATATCAAACGGTCGCGGATACCTAGCCGTTACCACGGACATGCAGACCTTTTCGACGGTACCGGTGATGGATGGATTTGGCATAACGGATCTATCATGGTATTCCGGTGCCTGGATGGCCTGCGGGCAGGTTCTTTACCTGGATAGCTATGGACCGTATCCGGCCAATAGCGAGGTCGCGCAGATACATTCGTCTACCTCCGCGGGTGGACCGTGGAGCATGATATGGTCCCATCCATATGCCGACAGCCGGTTTTACCAGATGAAGCATTTCAATTTGGCCCCAATCAATGGCACGACAACATCATCGGTATGGGTGGCATGTGGATCCGTTGGGAACCAAGGAGATGCTTGGTACAGCATCGACGGTGGCATCACATGGAATGAAACCTCGATACCATCCGGGGTGGGCAGGATCACCAGCGTTGAGCTGGTGACCATCGGATCTACCAAATACTGGTACTGGGGAGGCAATGGTACCATATTTAGATCAACCAGCCTGCAGGAAACGGAGTGGAACCAGCTCTACATCGACCCAACCAGCACGGTAACGGACATGATCTCCCACAACGGATCCCTGCTGATTTCCGGTACCGACGGGATCTACAGCAGCCAGGACGGCTTTTATCTCCGCCGATGGAATTATCCTGGTTACGTTTTTGATCGCATAGCCTACATTGAAAACGATGACAGTGTCATGTGGCTCGCGTTTGCCAGGAGCACGCTCACCCAATATACCCAGTGGTCCAGCACGGATCTCATCAACTGGGAAGCATCGAACAACAACGTCCATGTATCAGGGCATACCCTCGGAATGTAACCGAGCGTCCTCCCGGGTGATTTGTTGACAGCAATCGCCGTCGCACACAATGCTTTCCTTGCACAACGCGCTTAAAGGAGCAAGTTATCATGTCAATTGGTTCACTGTCATCCGCTGACAAGGCCCGCCTAAAGAACCTCCTGGACGAGGGAGTACAGACCATGACCGATATCGCGACGATGAAGGAAGGCCTCAAGGAAACCGTCGAGGGCATCGCCGAGGAGTTGGAGATCAAGAAGACCGTCCTCAACAAGGCGCTCCAGGTCGCATACAAGAACAGCCAGAACAAGGACAAGCTGACCGAGAGCCGTGAGGAACTGGACGAGGTTGAGCAGGTTTTGATGGCGGCCGGAAGGGCCTGATGCGCATGTTTTCCAGGATTTCTGAACAATGGAAGAAAGACTGGATCGAAAATCGAACCATCTTTTGGTTTGAAATGATCGGTACGCTGAGCAGCATCACTGCCAGCGTGTTGATCAGCATATGGCCTGGTAGCATCAATCTGTTCTGGATATTTGTTTTCTGGATGATAGGTAGCCTATCTCTGGTAGCATCGTCGTACATGAGGTCAATCGCATGGCCGATGTTGCTCATGCTGGTATATACGGTGTTCAACTTGATTGGATTGTATAATACCATATGAACGATTGGATCTTTGTTACTGGCGGGTGTGGTTACATTGGTAGCCACATCTCGGCCCATCTAAAGACCATCACCGATCGATCGGTGATGATGATAGACCGGCGTGGTCAGGAGCTTGCGCACATCACCAGATACTGCGACATCTTTGCCGATGAGGATTTTTCGAGCGATCTGATGATGCAGGCGATCAGGGATTGCCGGCCATCCACGGTGATACATTGTGCCGATGATCCGTCCATGGAAAACGGGGTGCAAAATCCTCTGGATGTTTGGGATGAAAACGTCACCAAGACCATCAAGCTGCTCAGGTGTTGCGCCGTCCATGGCGTCAAGAACTTCATCTTCTACAGCACGTCGCAGGTGTATTCCCATTCAGCCGGCGATGATCGGCCAAAGACCGAGCAGCATCCATTATCACTGCCGACCGCATTTTCCAGGACCAAGCATGGGATAGAAATGGTCCTCAAGGACTGTTACGTTGCCCATGGTATCTCGAGCGTAAGCCTGCGCACCTTCAACGTCGCCGGATCGCATCATCTTTATGATCTAGGTCCGCTTCCCGGATCCCCGTATCTGATCCCTTCCATGATGGAAGCCATGGTCCACGGTGGCAGGTTGATCGTCAATGGCAAAGACCATCCGACATCGGATGGTACCGCCATCCGGGATTACGTCCATGTGATGGATCTGGCGGATTCGGCCGTTAGGCTCTTGGACTGGCTACCAGCCAACCAAGGAGCCCATGTGATGAACCTCGGGACCGGGGTCGGCACCAGCGTGCAGAACGTGATCGATCTGGCGGAATCCCTGTTTAGCAGGCAGATACCATATTCATATGGTCCTCGCCGCATCGGAGATCCTCCGATAAGCATCGGTGATCCGACCATGATCCAAACATCCCTCGGATGGAAACCAACCAGGGCCATGGGCGAGATCCTCAGGGATTCGTTCAAGTGGTACAGCAGCGAAACCTATCGCCGGTTGGCAAACCTAAATATCAGGCATTCCTAATCCCACGGCAACTTGATGCTGCCCGGGTCTTACCATAAAATCGTAGATATCAAAGAGGTGTATGAATGTATGTTGATGCGTTCCTGGAAAGGGAAAAGAACCAGATCCTAGTCGTCGAGAGAGACCGCAAGGGCCAGAGGCAGTTTGTCGCGCATCCAACGAAATACATCGCATATTGGCCCAGCCCAAAGGGCAAGGTACCGAACATACACGGGGAGATGTGCGACAAGTTCCAGACCAACAAGCTGAAGGAATTCCAGAGGGAGACCAGCATGCTGCCCAAGAGCGGGCTGCATGAGAGCGACATAAATCCCATCTTCAGGTGCCTCTATGACCATTACAAGGGAGCACCGAGCCCGGATCTCCACGTGGCCTTCTTCGACATCGAGGTCGACTTTGATCCAGAACGAGGGTTTTCCAGCCCCGACGATGCGTTCGCGCCGATCACGGCAATATCGGTCTATCTAAACTGGCTTGATCGCAATTTTACCATGGTGATCAAGCCAAAGAACATGAGCACCGAGGATGCGCAGACCATCGTCGATCGGTTCGATGACACGGTGCTGTGCTCGAGCGAGAAGGAGCTGCTGGAGATATTCCTTGGTTTGATCGAGGATTCCGACATCATGAGCGGTTGGAACTCGGAAGGATTCGATATTCCCTACATCCATAATCGCATCGTGCAGGTCCTCGGCAAGGAGGAGACCAGGAAGCTGTGCCTATGGGGCAAGCTACCAAAGAGGCGCGAATATGAAAGCTATGGCCGTGATACCGTGACATACGATCTGGTAGGTAGGATCCACATGGACTACCTACAGCTTTACCGGAAGAACACCTACCACGAGATGCACAGCTATCGGTTGGATTTCGTGGGCGAGTTTGAGGTCGGCGAGAAGAAGATCCACTATGAGGGCAGCCTGGATGCCCTATACAATAACGATTTCGAAAAGTTCATCGAGTATAACCGGCAGGACGTCATGCTGCTGGTCAAGATCGATCGCAAGAACAAGTTCATCGAGCTGAGCAACAACCTCGCCCATGAAAACTGCGTGCTTCTTGGCACGACCATGGGAGCCGTGGCGCTGATCGACCAAGCCATCGTCAACGAGGCCCATGACCTCGGGATGGTGGTGCCCAATCGCAAGAGGGAGGAAACCGGAGGTGGGAGTTCCGGCGACGACGATGACGATGAAGTCAACATATCCGGGGTGGTTGGAGCATACGTTGCCGATCCCAAGGAAGGCATGCACGATTGGATCGGCGGCGTTGACATCAACAGCCTGTATCCGTCCGCCATTCGGGCATTGAACATGAGCCCGGAAACCGTGATTGGACACATCCGGTCGGAGCACACCGACAAGCTCATTACCAAGAGGATGGGAGCTGAGAAGAAAAGCTTTGCTGACTCGTGGAACGGTATGTTCGGCACGCTGGAATACAACCAGGTGATGAACCAAGACCTCACGCCGATCACGATAGATTTCGAGGATGGTTCGACCACCACGGTCAGCGCCGGAGAGCTTTATGATCTGGTCTTCAAGAGCGGGAAGAAGCTGATACTGTCGGCCAACGGCACTCTCTTCACCATGGAAAAGAAGGGCATCATCCCGGGATTGCTGGCAAGATGGTATGCGGAGCGAAAGCAGCTACAGGCCGAGATGCGCAAGTATGCCAAGATGGCTGACGAGGAATCAGATACGGAGAAAAAGAAGGAGCTCAAGAAGCAAGCAGACTTCTACGACCAGCGCCAGCTGATCAAGAAGATCCTCTTGAACAGCCTCTACGGCGCTATCGGTAATCCTGGTAGCCGATGGTATGATCCACGTGTCGCGCAGAGCGTGACACTGAGCGGGCGCTGCATCGTCAAGCACATGCAGAGCAAGATCAACGAGATCATCACCGGAGACTACAACCACCTTGGCATTGCCTGCATATACGGTGATACCGATTCAGGTTACTTCTCCGCATACCCGGTAATGAAGGATCTTCCGGAGTTCAAGGACTTCGAATGGACCAAGGAGAACGTCAGCAAGCTGTATGACGACATCGGAGACATGACCAACGAGTCATTCCCGGCTTTCATGAAGCAGGCGTTCAATTGTCCCGAGGAAAATGGAGCGATCATCAAGGCGGCACGAGAGCTATGTGCTTCCAAGGGACTGTTTATCACCAAGAAGCGTTACGCGGTGCTGGTATATGACAAGGAAGGCAAGCGAAAGGACACCAACGGCAAGCCCGGTGAGATCAAGGCCATGGGCCTTGATCTCAAGCGCAGCGATACTCCGAAGATCGTGCAGGACTTCCTCAGCGACATCCTCACGCAGGTGCTGACCGGTAACACGGAGGGAGACATCCTCGACAAGATACTGGAATTCCGCAAGGAATTCCGCAGCTGGCCGGGTTGGTCGAAGGGTTCTCCCAAGCGTGCCAACAAGATCACCTACTATGAAAACCTGATGAACAGCCAGGGAAAGGTTGATTGGAAGGGCACCGAGACCAACAAGAAATCAATGGTTCCCGGACACGTCTTGGCCAGCATCAACTGGAACAGGCTCAAGCGGATACACGGAGATCACTATTCCATGCCCATCCAGGATGGGTTCAAGGTGATAGTCTGCAAGCTTCGACCGAACCCAAGCGGGATCACATCCGTGGCATACCCGGTCGACGAGCTCAATCTCCCGGAATGGTTCAAGCAGCTACCGTTCGATGACGAGGCCATGGAGGCCGCGCTGATCGACAAGAAGGTCAAGAATCTTCTCGGCGTGCTGAACTGGGATCTAGACTCAAACAAGGAAGCCAACAGCTTTGGCGACCTATTCAGTTTCTGAAAGGAACAAGATGACAACCAAAACAACACCACGGCAGGTCCAAAGGTATACTCCGGATGAGCTCAAGATCCTTGTTGACGCGCTCAACGGGGCTCCATCATATTTGTCTAAACGCTTCATACTCAAGCATCTGTGCGGATGGAGTGACGAGCTCATCGCGGAAAACATGAGATTGAAGATGGAAGAAAAACAGCAGGAAAAGATCGGAGACCTATCATGGCGCTAAAGGACTACCTCAAGGACCTGACCACCTACGTGGCCACCGCAGGATTCTTTGACAAGATCAAGATCACCGCGACGGGCAAGGAAATCCTCGTCGAGGCAATGGAAAAGGAAAAGGAAGTGATCCTCAAGGGCAAGTTCAGCAAGCCCTTGGCCGAGATCGAGGGAGAATTTGGTCTGAGCAATCTCAGCCTCCTGCAGACCATTTGCAGCGATCCTGAGTTCAATCTTAAGGAAAGCACGGTTAACGTGATCTACGAGACCAAGAACGCGGAAAAGGTGCCAACCGAGCTGGCATACGAGAACAAGAGCAAGAGCACCATCAATTATCGCTTCATGAGCAAGCAGCTGGTCCCTGATCAGCCGAAGTTCCTTGAACCAAAGTGGGACGTCGTCGTGACTCCGACCAAGGCCAGCGTGCAGCAGTTTGCATGGGCAGCAAACGGTCTTGCGTCATATGAGCAGTATTTCATCCCGAAGATCGTCGACGGCAATCTGAGGTTCTTCATCGGTGAGGATGATGCTGCAACCCAGAGGGGCGGAGTGGTCTTTGCCAGCGAGAGGACCGAGGCCTTCGAGAGCCAGCACAAGTGGAAGATCCAACAGGTGCTAGGGGTCCTCAAGGCCACCGATAACTGTGTGTGCGAGATGGCATTCAGCACCAAGGGCGCCATACAGATCACCCTCGATACCGGAGTTGGTAGCTATCGATACATCTTTCCTGCCAAGGTGAGATGAGATAATCCTTCCGATAAAACTGCTTTAATTGGGTCGACGCATGCCTAAATAATCTAGACATGCGTCGATTCATACTCTTAACAGCAATCGAATTGCTTTCAAAACCAAAAGTATGGGCGTTCGTCCTTGGATCGACCATACTGGTCGGGTTCAATTGGTCAGAGGATACGAATTCTCTGATATCGACGATCGGATCATCGATCTTCGCAATCATCAGAGGACTGTTCGGCAGGTAATTGCCATGATCATCAATTCGCTAGTTTTTAACAGTTCAAGCCGTAGATCCACGGTCGCTAGCAAACCAATGCTGGTTTGTGTTAGTGATATTGAGCGAGATTTTAGGCTCGACGATTTTTGCTCGATACAAACGTCTGGTACCAAGATATTGGTCGGAAATGGACCCTATCTCCAGGAACTCTCATCCAGGTATAACGACGTCATATTCGTTCCGAACAAAGCATCCGAAAGCCTGGCACATTACTATGCCAATGCCGACGTGTTGATCTGTCCAAACGGATCGCAGGGAAGATCCAGCATCATCGCCGAGTCGATATGCTGTGGAACGCCGATAGCGGCAAGATCCCATGTCATGACGGATGGGATGATCATACGCCATGTCACCGGGGAGATATTGGACGACCTCCCGGCGGCGATCGAGCTGTGCCTGAACATGGATCGCTATGTGATCGAACAGCTTGGCCACATCCTTTTTGCCAAGCAAAACAAATTGATCAGCCATCGGTCATAAGTTATCATCTCTAAAACAACGGAGATATGATATGACAACCGAACCTACCTCGCGCCTGATCTATGTGACCTTCCAGAAGGAAGGCATCCACAAGTATCCAGCGGCACTGAGCGATCCGGCGCTGATGACCGATGATGAATATGACGTCAGCTTCCTTGGATACCCGCACAGGCACATGTTCCATTTCAAAGTCGGTATCTCGGTGACCCATAATGATCGCGACATTGAGTTCATACAGTTCAAGCGATGGCTTGAAAAGCTCTATGCCGACAAGGTCCTACAGCTTGATTTCAAGAGCTGCGAGATGATGGCAGAGGATCTATACGAAAGGATCAATGATCGCTATCCGGGCAGGACCGTGAGCATCGATGTCAGCGAGGACGGAGAAAATGGTGCGTGGTTGATGTGGAAGGCCTAAAATGAAGATCTACATCGTCCCGATTGAGCCGATCGACACCAGATACACCCGCCAGTGGTACGATCACATCCCGGCCAAGCTGGAAGAGGCGGCCAAGGAGATCAACAAGAACATCGACATCGTGGTGGTGGAAGGGGAGCAGGTACCTCCGGTACCAACTCCCGGTGCCTTCCTCGATTTCGGTGCTACCAACATCTACAAGGCCAGCCAGCTTGGTACCATAGCTGCTGAATTCCAGCACGGGCGAGTGAAGCCCGGGGATAAGTTCCTTTTCACCGATGCATGGAATCCCATGGCGATATCGGTGCGCTACATGAGTGAGCTTCTCAACGTTCCGATCAAGATGCATGGCATGTGGCATGCCGGTAGCTACGATCCCCAGGACTTCCTGGGAAGGTTGATCGGAGACAAGCCATGGGTCAGGTATGCCGAGAAATCCATGCTGTACTCCTATGATACCAACTGGTTTGCCACCAGCTTCCATATGGACATGTTTGTGAGGAATTTGTTCGGCCCGTTCACCAAGGAAGCGTTTGAACCGACATTTGATGAGATAAAATCCAGATTGATTGGTTCCATGCGCATCGATCTAACGGGATGGCCGATGGATTACCTTTACGGGGTCCTTGAACCTTTCTCAAAAATGGCAAAGAAACCCCGCATCTCCTTCCCCCATCGCCTAGCACCAGAAAAACAGCTCGAGATATTCAAGGATCTCTCGGTGGAATTGCCGGAGTACGAATGGATAGTATGCCAAGAGAGACCCCTGACCAAGGACGAATATCATTCGATCCTTGGGGAAAGCTGCATGGTGTTCTCGGCTAATCTGCAGGAAACATATGGGATCAGCATGATAGAGGGGTTGATCTGCGGGGCATTTCCGTTGGTCCCTGATCGCTTGAGCTATATGGAAATGTATGATCCGGAGTTCAAGTATCCATCCAAATGGACATGTGATTGGGAATCCTATCTCCACCACAAGACGGATTTGATATCCAGGATCAAGCTGATAATGGAACTCAGCACCAACGGTAGCGGCTACATCAAGAACCTGATGAACGCACAGCTGGCAATGATGGACAGATACGTTCATTCGACCCCGTTAATAGACTCCCTCATATCATAGATTAAGTTGACTCAGGCCACCTAGGCGATCATACTCTAGGCTCGAGGTAAGGATACCATGAACCCTTTTGAAAACCAATCTGGATTTATAATTAGCAGTGATAGATGGTAAATAAACATATGGAAGGAGATTCGTATGTACTATGTTTACATCTATTTGGATCCGTATTATCAGGAGCTTCATACAGCGTTAGATTATGAATTTGATTATCGCCCGATTTACGTGGGTAAAGGTACTGGTGATCGTATGTTTGATCATTTGAAAGGCACAAAGAACAAAATATTTGAAAATAAAATCCAACACTGGCAAAAGAATGGTGTGCAACCTATCATTCGGGTATTGAAAATGATGGATCTGGAGGCGGCTGCGTTTGATCTAGAACGAGAACTGATATGTACCATCGGTAGATTCGACCAAGGTAAAGGACCGTTGTTAAATCTTACTGACGGTGGGGAAGGTGTATCTGGGCATGATCCGTGGAACAAGGGTCGTAAAGGTCTATACGTTGCATCTGAAGCTACTCGAGCTAAACTCAGCAACGCATTACGTGGCAAACCAAAGCCAAAAGATTTCGGGGAAAAGGTCAGTCGCGGCCTAAAAGGCAAGACAAAGACTGCCGCCCATCGGCATGCATTAAGTCAGGCTAATATTGGTAAGACGAGTCCACTAAAGGGACAGCCTAGCAGACAATCTGCCGAATCTCATGCCAAGGCAGCTGATAAACGTAAAGAATGGTGGACGCCAGAACGTCGAGAAGCCAAACGAGCACAGTTTGTTGGGAAGAAGCTATCCAATGAACACAAGGCTAATTTGGCGTTAGCGATGGAAAAGGTTAGAAAACCGCACAGTGAAGAAACTAAACTCAAGATGAGTGAAAAGCGTAGGCAGTATTGGGCTGCAAAGAAAGCACAGGACACAGATGAACTTCACAAGAAATAAGAATGGCTACCAAGGTGATGCACTCAATTTGAGTCCGTTTGATGACCAGGCAGTGTTTCTCCCAAGCATCAGCGCGATCTATGCCAAGATCGTCAGCATGCCGGAATACAACGTTCGTGATAGATTGCCCGATGGCCTAAACAACGATCGAAAGGATCTCAACTTCCTCGATCCGAGCAACTCGCTCATGTACTATCCAACGGCGCTTTACTCGGCAGGCCATGCGTATCTAGATCCTACCGAAAGCGACATCTATGAAAGCATGGTGCAAAAGAGGGATAGATCCAGGACCATCATCCTAGGAGATTCCGGTGGGTTCCAGATCGCCACGGGGGTGCTGAAATGGCCCTGGACCAAGAAGAACAAGCAAAGCGACCAGGAATGGGAACTGGACAAGGACAAGATGCGAATGAAGATCCTGCGGTGGTTGGAACACACCGCGGATTACTCGATGGTGCTCGACGTTCCCACCTACGGTCTCGTGAAGTTTGGGTTTGATCCGGTCACGGGAGAGAGCCTGCATCCGGGAATGAAAACGTTCAGGGACTGCCTAAACGTGTCCCTTGAAAACTACGACTTCTTCATCAAGCACCGCAAGGAAGGAGCAACCAAGTTCCTCAACGTCCTGCAGGGAAGAAACCAGGCCGAGGGCGATGTTTGGTGGGATGCGGTCAAGGATCTGCCCTTTGAAACCTGGGCGTTCTCCAACGTGCAGGCTTCCAACTTTGCCATCAATCTCCGCAGATTGATCATCATGAGGGACGGCAAGTATCTTGACGGCAGGGACTGGTTGCACTATCTCGGTAACGGCAAGATCAAGGCCGGATGCGCATTGACCACCCTGCAACGCTGCATCAGGCAGTTCATCAATCCGGAAATCACCCTGAGCTTTGATGCTGCATCGCCGTTCGTGATGACCGCCAAGGGACAGATGTACTACGGATATGAAAACAGCCATCACAACATGCGCTTCAAGGGTGGTCCGATCGTTGACGACAAGACCCTGAAGAACAGCAAGATGACACTCAATGACTGGGTCATTGCCAACGATCGAAAGGGCGTGATCATGCCGACCGAGATCGGACGCAGATGCACGGTTGGTGATATCTGCGTCCGTGGTTATGACGATCTGGAATACAAGAAGATACCCTTCTCCAAGAAGGAGCTCGAAAGCGACTGGTATCCAAATTCCCCGGAAGGCCGAGCCAGAGACAAGTTCAGGTGGTCCGATGCATACAAGGAATACCTTGCCCATGATCACGGCAACGGTGGCCTGTTTAACTTTGGTGGGAACTTTAGCGACGAAAAGGAAAGATACCAGGTCAAGTGGCCCAGCAGCATGGATGGGTTCTCGTATCTCATCGCCATGCATCACAATGTTGAGCTGCACATCCGTGCCATACAGGACGCTTGCAGGTGGCAGGACCAGCCCCTGCAGGAAGCCAACAATCATGTCACCCCCGATCTCCTCGAATTCAAGGATCTCTGTCCCGAGATACTGACATCCGAGACACCCATGGATATCATCAACAAGCATGAGAAACTGCTGAGGAACATCACCGGCATGGATGCGGATAATCAGGTCAGCATGGAAATGGAGGATTTTTGATGGAACGGGATTACAATGACGGTGTGAAATCCAACGTTGAATTCTTCACCGGCGTGGAGGTCGAGCATACCCCAGCACACGGACTGAAAACGCTGTTCGTGGTCGGCGTGCATGGTGCGGCGACGATCGCGGCACATGCCAGGGCCGAGGAATGCTCCCACATCTACCTCGGTGCCAACCAAAGCTTTGATCCCGGTATCTGGCAGGATGGTGGTAGCAGGGAAAGCGATGCATGGGACGGCATGATCAAGGACGTTCTAGCTCTCGGTTACATGACCACTCTTGATTTTGATTCCAAGCATATCGAATGGGTGTGCGAGGGAGGTTATTGTGAAAACGATCTGTTCATACCGCAGATATCGGTAAAATTGCCATACATACGCCTCCTCAACTACAATGCAACCCTGAAGATCGACGACAAGGATTACAAGGCAACCAATCCAGGAGTATGGTGCCATTCCGTCCACGAACTGATGGACAGGAAGGTGTTCACGTCCTGGGACAAATACACAAAGGACGAAGCGCTATGACACTGGACCCAAGCCTGGATTATTTCGAGGAATACCGTGAAAAGCTCAGGGAGATCAAATCACTCGAGAAGCAGATCAGCGATCTCCATGCCCAGATGCATTCCAAGAGATCAATGGTCAATACCCTTTCCTCTGAGATAGAGAGCATGCGGAGGATCATCACCGTGATGATAGATCGAGGGATGGATCCGGTTGAAGCAAAGCTCAAGACGGACGATGAAGAGCGAGAGGCCAATCTATGGAGGGATCATGGTATCGATCGCGTAGCGACGATGACCGCTGCTACCGGTGGCGCCGGATCGGTATCCATCACCGACCTGTCCTGGCCGTCGACGATAGTGACGTCGGCATTTCCAAGCTCTGCTATTACCAACACCGGTGCGATTTCCGCTTTAGGATCGATGAGGATTACCGGTGCGACAGGATCATATGCACCGGTGCAACGGGTATCCGCCACGAACGACGGCATCGGTTATTAGCGTTGATCAACCATGAATGCATCGATACAATAGCTCGTAAAGAAAGGATTGATGATGACAGCTCCGAGCGAAATAATCAGGAATAGGCTAAAGCAAAAGGACCAGAAGTTCTTTTGCAATGACAACATCAGTGAAGTGATGGAAGGCATCGATTTTGATGCACTGGTGGATGAGGTCACCGGAAAGATGCAGGGTGTCCTAGACAGCCTCGTCATCGATACCGAAAACGATCACAACACCCAGGAAACGGCCCGCCGGGTGGCGAAGATGTTCGTCCTGGAGACCTTTTCCGGGCGTTACCAACCCCAGCCGAAGATCACCGCGTTTCCCAACGCAAACCAATATGATGAGGTATACGTTACCGGACCAATCACCATACGCAGCACCTGTGCCCACCATTTCCAGGGCATCAAGGGCAAGTGCTACATCGGGGTCTTCCCTGGCAAGAACGTGATCGGTCTCAGCAAGTTCAATCGGTTGGTCGACTGGATCTCATCCCGTCCGCAGATCCAGGAGGAGATGACCGTGCAGATCGCCGATGCCGTCATGGAAGCGACCGAGGCCGAGGGTATCGCAATCCTGGTGCAGGCAGAACATATGTGCATGACCATGAGGGGTGTGAGGGAGCATGATTCTGCAATGACCACATCAGTAATGCGCGGAGTTTTTAGGGACGACCCTAGCATGAAGCAGGAGTTTTTCAACATAGTCTCCAAGATGCCGTAAAGCTGGATAAGCGACATGAGGACTAAATACCTTAAAGGTATGAGGTTCTCATGGTCGCATATGTTTATAGTCTTCGATTCAAAATTACCGGACAATGGTATGTTGGATGTAGATATGCGAAACATCTTACAGATGAAATGATTTCGAACGATCTATGGATCCGATATTTTACCTCGTCGAAATTAGTTCGATCTTTGATAAAAACATATGGCTATGATTCATTTGAACCAAAAATTAGACGAGTATTTTCTAACTCGGACGATGCTAAGTCTTACGAAGTTTCACTTCTTAAAAAGGTCAATGCTCGTACAAATCCTGCATTTTTGAATCAATGCAATTCGGTATTTGAAAATGCACCAGCACTGTCATGGATTACAAATGGTATCATAGATACCATGATAGCAGCCAATAAACCAATAATACCCGGATTTTGGTATGGAAGATCGAAGAATAATAAAAACCGCAAATACGACGAGTCCCCGTTGAAAGGTCGAATCCATGTCTTAGATTCGGACCTAGAACTTCGTCGAATGATATTAGCATCAGACTATGATCCGACTAAGCATGTAAAATTACATAATGATTTCAATAAGGATCGTTTGTGGGTGTATAGCCCTATTACAAATGAATGCAGATTGATCAAGAAGGGTGAACAAATCCCAAAAGGATGGCAGCGAGGTAACCCGCACAGAAGCGCAGCTTCTTGGTTCCACAACCCAATCACCGGTGAACAACGACAATTATCAATAGGTTCTACTCCGCCTGATGGATTCATCAAGGGAAGGCCTGTCACACATGCATGGTTCGTTAATCTAGAAACCAACGAAAACAAGCTCTGCAAAATAGACGAACCTCCGCCGATAGGTTACATTCGAGGGAGAACATTGAAGGAAAAGAAACTATGACCACCAGCGTGATGCGCGGAAAGTTCAGGGAAGACCCTCACCTCAAGCAGGAATTCTTCAACATCGTTGCACGGATGAAGTAAATATAGCAAGTGGACTTTGACGCTCATCCCACTATAAACATTCTGCGTGTCATCAAACTCGCTCTAATGGAGACAAGAGATGGCGAACGAACCGATCAACTACAAGTACGTAAGCACCAAGGAATACCACAACGCATTCCCGTGCGCATACAGGCAATGGCGAGCCGATAGCCATTGCCGCTTCATCCACGGATATGCGTTCTCGATGAAGTTCTACTTTGGTACCAACGAGCTTGACGCGAGGAATTGGGCGGCCGATTACGGTGGTCTCAAGGAGCTCAAGCGATTCCTCGAGGATCAATTTGATCACACGCTGATCGTGGCCACGGATGATCCTGAGCTGGAAACCTTCCGGGAGCTTGGCCGAAAGGGCCTTGCCAAGATAGTTGAGCTCCCACGCCTCGGATGCGAGGGGTTGGCTGAAATTCTCTACAAGTATGTCAACGGTGTTTACATCCCGGAGATGTGGGGACCCGGTGAAGCGGGAAGGTTGTGGTGCTTCCGGGTGGAGGTCCGAGAGACCGTATCAAACATGGCATATCGCGAGGGCCATCGCGAATGGAACGAGGATCTGTTTTCATGAGCAACGAACCAAAGACATACACGGCCCGGGTGGCCGAGGAAAACGGCGAGCTGGTCCTGGTGTTTGATCCCCAGATGCTCAAGGATCTAGGGTGGCACGAGGGAGACGAGATTGAATGGGACACCAGGGACGACGCCATCGTGGTCCGCAAGGTCAATGGTTGAGTGGATCCACGAAAGCCCCGACGGCGGACGGACCATCACCAGGCGGGTGATGGGTAACCACGAACCCCGGGACAAGCAGATGCAGGTCTGTCCCGGAGTTTGGTTTTCCATGTCCGAGCTGATGGAGCTCGGGAGGCAGGCATACGTGCAGCAATGCCTCAGGCACGAATTCCCCGTCCTCAACTCAGCATGGGAGGACTACCACACCTTGCTGAGGTTGGTGGGAACCAATAGAGACGATTGATCTATCGATGCTTTATTGATGTGCCAGGATGGTAAACGCAAACTATCATCAATGCAACATCGATATTTCGAGGATCAACGGATGTACAATGACGAGGATGACGGCGACAGCGGTGTCTTGATGCTCGATTGGAGCGAACTTACCCCCAACGAGATCGACGAGAGATTGCAATGGATGAGGAGGTCCCTCATTTCCGGAGAGGATTGGGGTTATTGCCAGGAATACATGACCTGCGTGCTAAAGAACCTGGAAGCATCGACGATGTACAAGCTTGTTTGGTTTGAATCGGGACGGCAGAAGTACATAGACAAACCAGCGATGCTGAAGAGCGATCAACGGGATGGGACATTCCATCCCGGTGATCAGTTGAGCATGCACTCCTGACCAGGATCACGAACCTCTTGGTGCGCATCATCTAAATAGGTAAAGGAACCATGGGCAACAGCATTTCCGTATCAAATGTTGCGATAACCACCGTGTCAGTAACCACCGCGGGCACCGGTTACACGATGCAACCAATATCGATCGGTCCATCCAATTATCGGCCATTTAATATCATGCAGATATCTGGTGATGACGGTTCGTTGCTGACCATCAGCAAGGATGGTGAGGTAACATGGACTGGTTCAGCAAACAAGGCGTCCAGATCCTTCGTAAACATGGTGAGCCATCAGCTGGATGTGATCGCTACCGGAGAAATGGCCCTGGCACGCAGCTACCGGCGCGCGATAGAACGATGCCTACGGCAGGCTAAATCGATGGACCACGACGAGTTTATTGCGGTCCTCGAGAATGAGGTACAAACTAGGCTCAGCAAATCAGTCCTGATGAGCCTCAGGGAAAACGAGGAATAATTCAATGTTTGGTAAGAATGAAATTACCGGTCAAAAGTATTTTGACAAGGCCGAGGACAAGCTTTTCGTCACCTCGATCTTCTATACCCTCCAGGGCGAGGGTCCGTATCGCGGAGAACCGGCCGTTTTCGTGAGGCTAGCCAAGTGTAACTTGAATTGCAGCTTCTGCGACACCTTCTTTGATGACGGCGACTGGTTGACCATTGACGAGATAGAGTCTCGCATACACAAGGTGATCAACGATCATTTTGACGGACAGGTCCCGCTGTGGGCCGATGAGGTATGGGGAGGCAACGGAGATGTGCCGGCCAAGCCCAGGGACATGGTGCTGGTCATCACCGGCGGAGAACCGATGCTACAGAAAAATCTGGTCCCCTTCCTGGAGCGCATGGAGACCAGATTTGCCAAGACCCAGATAGAAAGCAACGGCACCATCGTTCAGAACATACCAAAGAGCACAACGTTGGTGGTCAGCCCTAAGTGCAGCGAGAAGAAGGGCGTGGCGATCAAGTATCTGGAACCCAAGCCGGAAATGCTGGCACGTGCCAACTGCCTCAAGTTCGTCATGAGTGCTGACCCTGATAGCCCGTATTCCTCGGTGCCAGATTGGGCACATGAATGGAAGGCTAGGACTGGTAATCCGGTGTTTGTCAGTCCGATGAACATCTACAACAGTGAGCCACAGAAGAGCAAGCAGTTGAGAGCATCCACCAATCAGATCACCATCGAGGAACGCAGCACCGTCGACGAGGTGATCTCGTTTTGGACCCCTGGACTACTGAACATGCAGGAAAACCAAAAGAACCACGAGTATGCGGCTAAGTATGCGGCTAGGCACGGCATGATACTTAATTTGCAAGTCCATCTCTATTGCAGCCTTGCCTGAGGAGATGATCATGAGAAAACCATTGATACCGTTCTCTTGGATGCCAGGAAGCTGGGGTCTCAAGGGCAAGACCAGAGAGATCGCCAAGGCCGAATACGAGCTTTCCGGTACTGAGCTGGAAGAAGCGCTGATCAGGATAAAATTGGATCACGACCCCGACGGTCTTGCTAGCAGTCTGCTCGAGATGCGCAGGAAGAACGGCCAGATATCCGGCTACGAGTACGAAATTGCGCGTGCCAAGCTAGACAAGAAGGACGACACGGAACAGGCGCTGGCCATCCTCGATGTCGATCTCTCGCACGGGAAGATCGATCAACTAACCCATGACAGGAAGAGGGCCGATCTGCTTGGAGAACCATGGGTCAGCATGCCGAAGATACACTGGAACCCCTTAGGCAAGAGCCGAGCTTATTTTGAAATGGATTACAATTCTCATTTCATCAAGCAGCTTCGTGATAACGGGTACGAGGGGGAGGAATCAGACATCATCAACCAATGGATGAACGATGTTTGCATAGGAATACTCGAGGAGATCAACGACATGGACGTTGAGTTCGCCACCCCCACTAGGAGGGGCGGAGCCCTGGAGGAATGATGGCAGATTTTGACCTCAGCCATTCGGCGAGATAACCTGCCCAGGCAGCATGGCCGTCGGAGAGGAAGTGCCCTCCGGCCCCCCTGGAGAAGCCTTTCTCGGTACAATATCTATCCATATTAGTATCGAGGCAAAGGACCGATCGATCCGCCAGCTTTTGGTATCCGTGCTCCTCCTTATTGGTAGGAGGAGGCAGGAATGCGTTGAACATGGCATGCTTGATACCGAACCTCATCAGCATGCCCTGCACCATGACCAAGGTCGTCCAGTATCGATGATGGCTCTCCTCCTCCGAGTGGATGTGGCGAAAATAAAAGGAGCTGACCTTGCTTTCGTCTGGATTGATCGGATAGCATGTTGTCCATTCGCCACGAGAATCGTCATAGTATGACATGCGGGCCGGATTGGTCCACCCGATCACGAACAGCATGTTTTCGGGATCGATCCTGTTCGAGTTGTTGCCAAGCCAATCCAGGATGGATGTCGATATCTGTGACATGCTGCTACCCGGCCTTGCGAGATTAACGCATTCCCTAAACCCCATGGATCGTGCGAGGATCCTGGGCCATGCGTGCTGCTCGCGATATAGGTTGATCAGTGCGAGATCCTCCTTGGACGGCGGAGGATCGAAGTTACCCTTGGCATTGGTCTTGAATCCAGGCGGGCATAGTTCCTGCCCGTACGTGTATGAATCTCCGGCGGTTACCAAAAGCATGGCATATTTATCGAACCATCAAGGTCGCTTGATTTAATCAATGTTGTAGCTTAATATTTAAGCTCAACAGGAGCAAGACGGTGGCTACATACCTCATCATTGATACACAAAATCTATTCATGCGGGTCCGGCATGGGGTTCGTGCCCCGGACACCGAGCAGCAGCTGGCGCTGGCGCTGCACATCATACTGAGCAGCATCAAGAAGGTGTGGAATCAGTTTGACGGTACGCACACGGTGTTCTGCCTCGAAGGGCGAAGCTGGCGAAAGGACGTGTATGCACCCTACAAGGCCAACAGGAAGGCCGCGGCGATCAAGAGAACTCCCCGCGAGGTCGAGGAGGACAACGTGTTCTTCGAGGTCATGGATCAGTTCGTCAAGTTCGTGGCGGGACAGACCAACTGCACGGTTCTGCGGCATCCCGAGGCCGAGGCCGACGACATGATCGCCAGGTGGATCGCCCTCCACCCTGATGATCAACACATCATCATCAGCAGCGACAGCGATTTCCAGCAGCTGGTCAGGGAAAACGTCAAGATCTACAACGGCATCGCCGCTCTGCTTTACACGCATGAGGGCGTTTACGACAAGGACGGCAACATTGCCAAGAACAAGCACGGCAAGGAGCTTCCCATCCCTGATCCAGATTGGTTGCTGTTCGAGAAGTGCATGCGCGGCGATGATGGTGACAACGTGATGAGCGCGTTTCCTGGGGTTCGTACCAAGAAACTACAGGAAGCATACGCCGATCGCGAGAACCGGGGCTTCCCGTGGAACAACCTCATGCTCAGCAAGTGGACCGACCACGAGGGCGTCGAGCACAGGGTCAAGGACGATTTCGAGCGCAACCGGTTGCTGATCGATCTCAACAGGCAACCTGCGGATTTGGTCGAGAAGTTTGACCAGATCATCCAATCGAGCATCATCAGGGAACCGAGGAAGCAGGTCGGCCTGGCGCTGATCAGGTTCTGCAACCTGCACGGCCTGGTCAAGATCGAAAAAACCAGCGGAGAGTTCAGCCCATGCCTCAGCTCGATGTATCATGGGCATCTGGCGCAGGACTCCGACGCGGATAAATAATCCGTGTTAGGGATGGGTCCAGAGGATGCGATCAGCACCGTCGAGGGTTATCGAAACCCCGAGATACATCATTATCATCATGGATCTCACCCCGGGTCAACCTGGCACATAAAGACGATATTACCGGGTCCAACGGTCCTCAACGACGATACTCACGTTTTGTTCTCCTTCTGGAGAAGATTACAGGAAAATCACCCAAATCTGGTGCTGCTCGGTAAGCAAGCGTACGACTGGCAGGGGAATTTGATCCCCAGCTGGTGGACCATATGGCTAGACGAAAAGGTCGACATCATTTGGTCATGGTCCAGGGAGAATGGATTTGAGTACGAGTTCGTTGATTTTGAGATCGGGCTGAAGGCCAGCGCGACCCTGATCAGTTCCATGATAGGCGGCGATGATTCTAGACTATCAACGCGCAAATCAGCAAGCTATAAGCGGTTGCACGAGATCGCGGAATTCCTCCGCACCTATACGACCGACAAGCAAAGCCGCGCAAAACGCGCAAATCTCAGGGTTATAACCAATGACGAGGTACTCGCTGAAACCACTGACCGAAAATAGCTGGATCCTGCTCGCCGACGGCGAGAGGTCCGGTCTGGTCAACAGGGTGGACGATGCGATCAGGGTTATTGGTAAGATCGCATCCGGTACCCATGAAAGCATCGACGCGCTGAAGATCCAGCTCGGAGGAAAGCTGTTGATAGAGCAAACCGTTGAACCAGTGCAGGAAAAAGAGCAGGGTCAGGTCAACGGCTATCCGATCAAGCACGGTGAGTGGCACAACGTCGTGGTCGAGCCGGTGCCAAGCTACACGAGGACCGCCAAGAGCGAGCATCGGTATGCTGCTGGATACTACGGTCTCAGGTTCCCGAACGGATGGACCCAGAGCTTTTGCCCAAAGCTGTCAACCCTGGCCGATTACGAATACATCGGTCCATTTACCACCAAGCTGGAAATGCAACATCAGATATCCTCGAAGAACAAAACCATCAATGTCTGAGATCAGGGAATTTTCCGGAGACCATCGGTTTCTCAGCAACTTCCAACCGATCAACGTGGAATACGAGGGCGCCATGTATCCAAGCGTGGAACACGCCTACCAGGCGGCAAAGACCCTCGATCCGGAGGAGCGGGATATCATCCGCTCCTCCGGATCGGCATCGATGGCCAAGAAGCTTGGTCGCCACGTCAAGGTCCGCGAGGACTGGGAACACATCAAGATCGCCGTCATGACCGAGCTGGTTTACAAGAAATTCCTTGCCAGCGAGGAGCTGACCAGCAAGCTGCTGGATACCAGAGACGCAGCCCTCGTCGAGGGCAACTGGTGGGGAGATAGATTCTGGGGCGTGTGCAACGGGGTCGGATACAATCATCTAGGCCGGATACTGATGGCCGTTAGGAAATCACTGAGGGAGGAAAGAAATGAGCACGGCACCCCTTGAGCAGTTCATCAAGAAATATCAAACCGCAAGGAGCTACAACAGCAAGGAAATCCGGCTGACGATCTCCGAAGCTGAGGAACTCAGCACGGCGGTTGCCCTGCTGCTGGCCAGCACGTCGACCCTGACGGCACGGGTAATCGCGCTACAGGACCAGTTGCTGGCGGACCGCAACGAGATCGAGGTTACCGGAGGCAGCTTCACTTGACGCCGGCATTTTTCTAGCTAGCATGTAAGCATGAATCTCCTTCGAAAAGAAATCAAGGACGATGGAATCCTTTCCATCGTGGAAATGATAGGCGGGTGCGACCTAGAAAACGGTCCCTGGATCGCCGGTGGATGTGCTAGGTTGCTTTGGTTTGGCAAACCTTGGATGGATCATGACGTCGATCTGTTCTTTCCAAACTTTGAGAAGTTCAACCTGGCCAATGCAGCACTGAGATTCCATCATGCCCTGGACGGCATGTCCCGCGCCGACGATTCATCGAACGTGCTGCTAGCAAGGTCCTCCGACCAACTGTTTGAAACGGACAATGCCATCACCTACACCACGATCCTGCCATCAGATCGAACCACATCGGCCAAGGTGCAGATCATTCGAACGGCATGGCACGAGAACCTTCGATCGGTTTGGTCAAACTTTGATTTCACCGCATGCAAGTTCGCCACCGACGGCAAGGTCGTGGTAGCTGATCCGTCGGCGGTAGATGATTGCCAACGAAAGAGGCTGAGGATGAATCCGCAATCCATCCGTAGGGCCAGCGCCATCCGCACCCTCAAGTATTCCATCTATGGATTCAATGCCGACCCGGATATCATCTCCGAGCTGATATCCCAATATCGAGATGGGACCATATCCAATGACATGGGTCTGGAAGCCTATACATGACACTGGAAGAGGCCAGGGTTTTAAGCCAGCTGGATGACAGGGTCCATCACGTCATCGATGGCATGGATCGAAAATACACATGCTATGCCGGGTTGATCGTGCCGTACAACGTCGGTATCACCGTGATACTTTACGTGCTGATCAATTCCGGTGCTTACCAAGACAAGCTGTCCTCCCACATGGACATGGATGAGATCAGGAGGCTAAACCCGCATGATCCCAAGCTATCATCGCCGGGCATAAAGATACCGATGTATCTGTGCAGCAAGATGCGGACCATCATGGAAACATGGGAACCCCAGCATTTCGATGACCTGATACCCGCCGGGTGGTCGGACCTAGAATCATGATCCGACCACCTCCGGCTAAATATTGGTCGGAGAACAACATGAGCAGGCCCAAGCCGACGATATTGCTTGATCATACCGACCCAAGGACCTACAAGAGCGAGCAGGTCCTGGCGGCCGATGGCATCTATGCGGTGTTCCTCAATGGGCAACCGATCAACCTCCGCAGCCTCAACAAGCTGCTGGACTATCCTGGTCCAAAGTATCGAAAGGTCAGCTTTTCCAATCCAGGGCATGCCCATAACCTTGCCGAAAAGCTAAACCAGGCCTTCAAGACGGACGGGTTCAAGGTCTACTTGTTGACAAATGGCACGATCGTCGAAGAAAAACCCGCAGGATCTCAATGATCTACCAGCCGGATGGTCAACGAGGGAGGAGCTAGCTCTCCTCATCTGCCAGGATCCGGATGCCGTTGCGGCATGGAATCGACACGTCCGCTTGGGTGCCAAGCAGCGGTACTCGGAGGATGATCCGGTCAAGGGTTGGACGTCCAACCTGTTCGTGCAAAACAGCTGGCAGCTCACCATGTTCGGATCGGCCTTGCTCGGCAGCACATACAAGCACTGGATCATCCGCAATGATGCGAACGCGAGACTGACCGGACGCGTGATAGTCAACATGAACCGTCTCATCAACGGCCCCTGGCACGCGCACAACACCTCCATACGGGTGTGGGACCAATACCTGAACTTCGAGCTAGCGATGTTCGATGGCAACCTGCACCAGTTTGTGGATTTTAGATCGCCAAGATAGGTTCTTGACGCCACCGGCGTTCTAAAACATAAAGTCGAGTCGCAACATACCAAACGTAAGGAACAACTATGGCAAAGTCTCCATCAAACAAGATCCTCGAGACCGATTCGGTCACTCCGAGCCAGCTCAAGATGGCCATCAAGCATGCCATCGCGAGAAAGCGCCCGATGTTCATCTGGGGACAGCCGGGCATTGGCAAGAGCGAGATCGTGGCCGAGGTGGCCAAGAGCCAGGGACGCCCGCTGATCGACATCCGACTGCCGCTGATGGAACCAACTGACATCCGCGGTATCCCCTACCTCGCCGAGGTCAAGGTCTACGACAAGAACGGCAATCTGCTGCGGGACGAGACCGGGGTTCCAATCACCGACAAGGAGTTCCGCTGGAGCACCCCGAGCGACCTGCCGACCGATGAGGCCAGCCGCGCGCTGGTGTTCTTCGACGAGATGAGCGCTGCCCCGCCGAGCGTGCAGGCCGCTACCTACCAGATCATCCTGAATCGCCGCATCGGCAACTACGTGATGCCCAATGACGTGGTGATCGTTGCTGCCGGCAACCGCGTCAAGGACAAGGGCGTGGCATACAACATGCCCATGCCGCTGGCCAACCGCTTCTCTCCTCACCTGACGCTGTCGGTCGACAAGGACGACTGGCTCGAATGGGCCACGCTGAATCGCGTCCACAAGGACGTGGTCGGCTACATCGGATTCCAGGGCGGCGATCTCAACCAGTTCAATCCAAGCGCCGAAGGGTATGCTTTTGCGACACCACGCAGCTGGTACTTCGTAAGCGAGCTCCTGCAGGAGGAAGGACCGGATGGTCGCCTGGTCGACACGAACCTCCCGAGCGACGTGCTGGGCAGCATGATCAAGGGCACCATCGGCGAGGGTGTGGGCGTGAAGTTCATGACCTATCGCAACCAGGCGGCGAACCTGCCACATGCCCGCGACGTGCTGAGCGGCAAGGTTACCAAGCTGAACACCAAGCAGATCGACGTGATGTATGCCTTGGTGACGGCGCTAACCTACGAGCTCAAGGACTCCGCGGAGCGCGGCCTGAAGGCGCAGGCAAACGGTGATCGCAAGCCGATGGATGAGTTCCAGAAGCAGGTGGATACCTTCTTCCGCTTCATCATGGACAACCTCGAGGACGAGCTGGTGGTGATGGGCAGCAAGACCATCCTCGGCACCTACAAGCTGCCGATCGAGGCGCCCGTGCTGAAGAACTGGAAGGAATTCGTCAAGCGTTACGCGGATCTCCTGCCGAACGTCTGATGCTGAGCACGAGGGGGACCAGTCCCCCTCGTGCCTGCCTAGAACCAGGTTGACTCTCCGGCGCATCCTGGTATAATCGACTAAAAGCCGATTGGAGAGAACCATGCTGACGAAAAGAGATCCGGTAGAAACCAAGGTCAAGCAGGCGCGCATCAAGCTTCTGTTTGCACAGCCATTCTTTGGCACCCTGATCATGCACCTTCCCTTGGTGGATGTGACCGATCAGGGTTGGTGTCCGACCGCAGCCGTGGATGGCCGCAACATCTACTACAACCGGGACTTCTTCAAGAAGCTCGACGTTGACGAGATCCAGTTCGTGCTGTGCCACGAGGTGCTGCACGTGGCATTCGACCATTTTGGTCGCCGCAGCCATCGTGATCCCAGCTGGTGGAACATGGCCAACGACTACGTGATCAATGCCACGCTGATCCAGGATAAGATCGGCAAGATGCCGACCGAGCGGGTGCCGGTCACTGACACGGACTCGACAGGCAAGAAGACCACGTCCCAGCGCGTCGGACTGTATGACGAGAAGTACACCAAACCCAATATCTGGACCTCCGAGGCCGTATATGACGATCTCGAGAAGCGCAAGGTCAAGAAGGAACTCACCCTTGACGTCCATCTTGAGATGGGTAAGGACGGCAGCGGCAGCGGTGGCGACAAGGACAGCAAGTCCGGCGGCGGCATACCGATCAAGGTCTCCGATGAGGATCTCAAGAAGATCCGCGAGGAAATGAAGGCCAAGGTCCTGCAGGCTGCCAACGCGGCGGCAGGCAAGATGCCGGCCAGCCTGCGCAGGCTGATTGACGATCTCGTTGAACCCAAGGTCAACTGGCGTGACCTGCTCAAGCAGAGCATCCAGAGCTGCCTCACCGACGACTTCACTTGGATGAGACCGAACCGCAAGCACATGTATGGCGGTATCTTCCTACCGACGCTGAAGAAGGACGAGACCATCGATCTCGAGATCGCCATCGACATGAGCGGATCGATCTCCGATGCAATGGGCAAGGATTTCCTATCGGAAGTGCATGGCATCATGAACATGTATTCCGATTTCAAGATAGGAATCCTGACCTTTGACACGCAGATCTACAATCACAAGACCTTCACCAAGGAAACGGCCGACGAGCTGCTGCGATACGAGCTCGGAGGAGGCGGTGGCACGGACTTCAGCTGCTTCTGGAACCACTGGATGAACAACCAGATAGAGCCAAAGCTGGCGCTGGTGTTCACCGATGGATTCCCATTCGGTAGCTGGGGTCCGCATAACTACGCCGACACCCTTTGGGTGATCACCGAGGGGGCAAAGACCAGGGTCAAGCCACCGTTCGGTAGATACGCCTACTACGATTCGACCGTCGGCCTCGAGGAGCTCGGGGAGGTATGAGGGTCAACCTGGACCCGGCTGCCAAGGCAGCTGGGTATCACATGTTTGGTTCCGC